TTACGAAGAAAATAGAAGGGAGTATGCGTTACCTATCAAGAAACTTGTTAGACGTAATGGACAGGACTTTCCAGCCTGTTCGATAGTGATTATTCATCACAATACGAAAGAGGGTAAGTTCAGGGGAACTACTGCGATTAAAAATGCGGTAGATGAGACATGGAATATGAAGAAGTTATCTATGGGAGATGCTGCGGAGATGGGATTGAGTGCAAATAGTCGTTTAGTTAGCGTTGAGAAGTCCAGAGAGGACCGAGAAGGGCTAAGAATGATATTTACCCTACTACCTGACTACACATACTCTATAAGCCCTGCACCAGAGCGTACAGAAGAGGTAAGGCTGGACACTCCAAATCAACATACTTTGGATATTTTAAAATTTATGCGTAAAGAAAATAAACCATTCTGTGTTAAAGACTTGGTTGAGCACGAAACACTAGGTGGTGTTCATAGGAAACGAGCCATAATATATAGCTTAAATAAATTAGAAGATCAAAAATTAATAGAAGAAGTACACGTTCCAAATAATAAAAATAAAGGAGGTAGACCTTCTAAATTTTATAAAGCTATTGGAAAGGAATTACCAAAGTTATTTTCTTCCCTCGTGCGTGATATACCCCGTGAAGGTGTGTATAAACCCAACAATGTAGATACTGGAACGGATTTGAATAACAAAGACATTTGTATAAACTCTAATTTTGTAAAAACCCCTGAAAAAGAAAATAGTTTATACAAAGAGGAGGTTTATACAAAACCGATTGTTAATGAAACCTCTTCCACTGGAACGGAAGAAGGTTTATACACAGAGTCCTCTGGGTATATAGAGGAAATCAACAAATTCTGGGAAAACTAAAAATTGCATAACAGAACCATAAACGTCACTATTTTTCAGGAAAAAAATCCAACAAAAGATAGTCCTTTAGCTACTGTAAGGTACACAGAATATGATCCTACAAGAAGCAGAGTAGAGAAAGTTAATCAAGTTGAATATCACGATCCAGCGTATTTTCATAGTCAAGTATTACAGGCTGTTAGCTATGGACTTGATGTTTCGATATGCACACGACTTAGTGTTAATACTTTACAAAAGAAATTAAGTTACTGGACAAGTTAATCTATTGTGATACAATAATAGAACTTTATAATAGGTTCTTCCATGACCTCAACAATGACAAAACAAACTTATTCTGTTTATTACGGAATACAGGAACTTAAAAGATTACAGACAGCACACAGTCTGGCTTTTGATACAGAAACATTACAGCTTCAACCAGAAGAGGGCAAATTAAGGCTTCTTCAGTTGGGCTGTTTTTCATCACGAACCATAGTAGTTATTGACTGCTTTGAATTAGATCAGATGGATTGGACTTATTTATCTGATTTCTTCAGTAGTACCAATAGATTCTGGTTAGCTCACAATGCAGTGTTTGACTTAGGTTGGTTGCAGGAACATGACATACACCCCAAAGGATTTGTCAGGTGTAGCATGATAGCCAGCAGACTACTTACAAATGGTATACCACAGACTAAACATGGTCTAGATGCACTAGCTAAAAGACAGCTTAATTTAGATTTATCTAAGGAACAGCAGAAGTCTAACTGGGGTGCTGATGACTTATCAAAAGAGCAGCTTGAGTATGCTGCAAAAGATATTGAAGTACTACTTGAGTTAGATAATATACTGGAAAGAAAGTTGCGTATGGCTCAACTGGACAAAGCATTTCAGTTGGAGTGTAGAGCACTTCCAGCTATGGCACAGATGTGGCGAGTAGGGCTACCCTGGAATAGAGAAGAACTGGAGCAATGTCGTACAGATTATGAAGATGACATTAAAGAACTGGGTAATGAATTTATCAGAGAACTTGATAATGACCTACCATCTGGAAAAAAGTTACCTAGAAATGATGATGGCTCGTTCAATCTTCGTGCGAAAGACGAAGGATCAGTAAGGCAGGGTACTAAAAAGTATGCAGGATTCAATATAAAAAGCTCTAAACAATTATTAGAAAAACTTGAATTATTACTTGGTTACACTCCAGTTAATAATGATGGCAAGCCTAGTGTTGCTAAAGATGCTTTGAAGAAATGTGCTGCTGATTCTCCCACGATCCAAACACTTATGACTTGGAAAAGAAGAGAAAAGCGTAGACAGATGGTTGAAAGCATACAGGATAAGATGTCAGATGATGGATTTGTCAGGGCATCATATATGCAGTTAGGTGCAGATACAGGAAGAATGTCCAGTATCAAGCCCAATAATCAGCAGATTCCCAGAGATTCAGAGTTCAGACAATGTGTTCAAGCACCAAAAGGCTGGAAGATAGTAGATGCTGACTTTTCACAGATGGAGTTACGTCTTGCTGCTGCATTAGCCAGAGACAAGAACATGACTGCTGCATTTCAGCGTGGCGAAGATTTACATGACTACACAGCCGAACAGATGGGTTGTGATAGACAGATTGCCAAGTCCGCTAACTTTGGTTTGTTATATGGTGCAGGGGCAGAAGGTTTACGCAACTACGCTGGTAGTAGCGGTGTAATTATGTCCACTGAAGAAGCCATCAGGGTTAGAGATAACTGGCTCACTACATATAGTGGTGTACGAAGTTGGCAACAGGAGATGAATTACCTGGCTCGTGATACTGAAGGCGATGAATGGGCTGAAACTAGAGTTCCTGTTTCTAATATGCGTAGATTTCTTAAAGGCGATCTTAACAGGACAACTGTTAGATGTAACACACCCATACAGGGTGCTGGTGCAGCAATACTAAAGTGTGCATTAGGAAACTTATGGACACAGGTTAAAGATGCTGGCGAGAATAAAGTAAGGATTGCAGCAGCCGTTCACGATGAATTGATTCTTTTAGTTAAAGAAGATATTGCAGAAGAGTGGGCTGAAATTCTTAAAACTACAATGGAAAAGGCTGAAGCCAAGTGGTTGGGCGATGTTCCTGCACTAGCTGAAGTGTCCATTGGCGATAGATGGAGCGAGGTTCATTGAAAAGGATCTCACTTAAAGATTTAGGAGATTACGCACAAAATCGAGGTTTAACAGTTTTAGGACATTGTTACAAATGTAATAAAGTAAGTTACAGAACTGAACAAGAAGCTAAAAGTCAAGCATCTTTAATAAGCAAACTTGGTAAAGGTCACTCTTATACTTATCTTTGTCCTAAAGGGAATGGGTGGCATCTGACATCTAAAAAACCTCGTAGTGATAGAACTCCTAAAGTTAGAAAACCCTCTAAAAGTATGCAAAGTAAAAAACTACGGAGAATGAAAAAATGATTGGTATTTGCAAAAATGAAAATGGGTGGTATATCTCCAAGCACAATAAAATGCTTGGAGTACAATATTACAAAACTCTAATGGAGGTCATGCCTGTTGCTTATGCAGAAGAATATTCGAGTAGGTCTGATGAAGGATCTATACCAAGAGATTCCGAAAGCAACTACCAGGGATCTGGCTAGTATCATAGACTTTCTAAAGAAAGCTAGGGAAATTCGTGTAGGTAAGACTAAAAAGCGAAGAGATGCCCGAAAAAAGTATGTGGAAAAGCAACTTGATAAAGCCGATTTGCCTTTTTGGTGGTAGAGTAGTACAAGAACAACATTGTAAATGGCTCTAAAACACGGAAACAAAAGCTATTATCAGGTACTCATAGACCCTAACAGAGCAGAACTTATTGAAAAGTTAGCTGACAAAGAGGGTATGCGAGGTACTGCATGGGTTAGAAAAGTAGCTTACGAAGAATTACAACGCAAATTTTCCAGTTCAGAATACAAAATTGCTGAAGCCAAAGACGAGTTGATGTGGAGAGAATCTGTGCAAAGACGAATTGACGGGCGAAAGCAGAAAGACTAAAAACACTTATTATGTCAATTTATTTTCGATCATCACTAGGGATTGTTTTCCCTAAAAGTCCTTATATTGGACAAGTTCATTACGATCCAGATTTAAAAAGAACCTTCAGATATGAAGAAAAAGATTTTGGAGATTGTATTTTAAAATCAACTATTGATTGGTTTCACTGGGTCGATATTACAGAAAAAGATATTACTTAGAGCAGATGAAAAGAATAACATGGGTCGAGTGCCCTAACTGTAAAAAGTTGGGTAATCAGAAGGTGGTCCGATCTGAAAGAAATTCAAAATACATAATCATTCGTAGAAGAGAATGTTATGAATGTGGACA